GCGCAGGGGTTCAGCCGTCCAGAAGCCTTTGAACTGGCGAGGGGCAATCTGAACGTAAAATTTTAAGAAAGAGAGGACAAGAGAAATGAAGAAAGCGGAATTTGTTGCCCTTGGCATCAGTGAGGAACTGGCGGCGAAAGCTGAAAAGGCTTCACTGGAAGAACTGAAAGGGTATGTTGAGAAATCAAAGCATGATGAAGCGGTTGAAGAAAACAAGACGCTGAAAGCGCAGGTTACAGAGCGTGACAGGCAGCTTGAAACCCTGAAAGCGTCTGCCGGGGACAACGAGGAACTGAAAAAGCAGATCGAGGACATGAAGAAGCAGAACGCAGATCAGGAAAAGGCGCACAAGGCAGAACTGGCGCAGTTGAAGCTGGATAACGCTATTGATGCAGCCCTGACCGCTGCCGGGGCAAAGAACGGCAAAGCGGTGAAAGCCCTGATTGATGTTTCAAAGGTGAAGCTGGGGGAAGATGGCAAGCTGACCGGATGGGACGATCAGATCAAGGCGGTTCAGAAGTCGGACGCTTATCTGTTCAACGTGCAGCAGAAGAACAATTTCAGGGGATTGCAGCCGGGGGCTTCCGGTGACAACAAGCCGGGAACTAAAGTTGATATGTCCAAAATGACCTATGAGGAACTGGCGGCATATATCGAGAGCAACCCGGATGCGGAATAATATTTCAGAAAAGAAAGGATGATTGAAAAATGGCAAAATTTGACGCAAAGAGTTTTAACGAAAAAGCATTTGGAAAGTATATGTCTGCTATTCCGAATGTGAAGCTGAACAAGCTGAAAGAATCCAGAGCGATTGTTTCCGATCAGCGGTTGAGGGAAACATTCGTCACCAATTCGCAGACCGGAACGGTGTATGCGGTTCTTCCCTTCTTTGGTCTGATCGGCGGGACTGCGCTGAACTATGACGGGGAAACCAATCTGACATCAGAGAGGACAGACACCTTTGAACAGGGTGTTTTCACCTATGGGCGCATGATGGGATGGACAGAAGCAGATTTTTCCTATGATGTTACGGGCGGGGTTGATTTCATGGCAAACGTAAGAAACCAGATCAACCGCTACTGGAATGATGTGGATCAGGGTACTTTGCTGGCGATCCTTGAAGGCGTTTTCGCTATGTCGCAGACTGGATCAGGGGCGATCAAGACGGCGAACGCTGAATTTGTCGATAAGCATACCTATGATATTTCTGACGGGGCGACAAAAGAAGATCAGTGCATGGGGGCAACTTCTCTGAACGTGGCAATCCAGAAGGCTTGCGGCGACAATAAGCAGAAGTTCAGCCTTGTGATCTGCCATTCCACTGTTTCCACCAACCTTGAAAACCTGAAACTTCTGGCATACCTGAAATATACGGATGCGGAAGGAATTGAACGTGATCTTGGTCTTGGAACGTGGAACGGGCGGCTGGTGGTGATTGATGATTCCATGCCCGTTGAAGTTGTCCCGGCAGTTCCGGCTTCTGGTGATGATCCGGGGCAGGAATCCTACACAAAGTACACCAGCTATGTACTGGGTGAAGGTGCTATCGGCTTTGAACCCGTTGGGGCTAAAGTACCGTATGAAATGGTGCGTGATGCAAAGACCAGAGGCGGGGAAGATACCCTTATCTCCCGCAGAAGAAACGCTGTGAGCGTGGCAGGAATTTCTTACCTGAAAGCGGTGCAGGCGACTAACAGCCCCACGGATGCCGAACTGAAAAACGGTAAGAACTGGGCGCTGGTAAGCAACGGCGACAACAAGACGATCAGCCACAAGGCGATCCCGATTGCCCGCATTATCTCCCGTGGATAAGAAAGGGTGATAATATGCTGGAACGGGTGAAAGAACGGCTTGAATCGTTTGGCTATGTCCTGAAGGATGGGGATGAAGTCATTTTGACCTTCTCCATCCAGAAGGTTGAGAACACCATAAAAAACGATTGCAACGTACCTTCCATACCTGACGGGCTGATGAATATTGCTATTGATATGGCAGTCGGTGAGTTCTTGACGGCAAAGAAAACTTTCTCACCGGATGATATTGCGGGGCTTGATCTGGATTTTGCGGTGAAGCAGATACAAGAGGGTGACACCAACACGGTATTTGCAACCGGGGAAGCGAGTTTGACACCTGAACAGAGGTTGAACAACTTCCTGAACTATCTTCTGACGCACGGACGGGATGAATTTTCGTGTTATAGGCGGCTTAGATGGTAAAAGCTATGGAAGCCGCAAGAAAGGCGGCTAGAAGGGCGCAGGAAGCCACATATGAAGGGCTATGCACCATCTATGAATACCGTGATGTGACGGACGAAAAAACCAAACTGTCAAGTGAAGAAGAAGTTGCCGTGATTGAAGATCAGCCTTGCAAGTTATCCTTTGAAAAGTTGAACAGCGTTGTTCAGACTGAAACCGCAGCGGTTCAGGCGCAGGGGGTGAAACTGTTCCTTGCCCCGGAAATTGCGGTAGGGAGCAATTCAAAGATTGTCGTCACCCAAAACGGGATAACAAACGAGTATTCCGCAAGCGGGATACCAGCCGTATATTCCACCCATCAGGAAATCACCCTTGAATCGTTCAGGGGGTGGTCTTAATGGGCGGCATGGGCAAATTTACCGCTTCCGACTTGAAAAAACTTCAAAAGCAGTTGAACAAAATTCAAGCCGGGGATGTGGATGCCTTTGTGGAAGGGTGCGCCAAAGAATTAGCTGCCCGCCTACTGTCTAAAGTCATAAAGCGTACACCAGTAGGGGACTATCCGAAAAGTTCAGGTAAGAAAGGCGGTACGTTAAGAAGGGGCTGGACTTCCCAACAATCCGGTTCTGGTTCGGAAGGTATGAAAACCAGCGGGGCGGCGGGGTATGTTGACAGCCTGAAAATAAACCATTACGGGGGCTTCCTTGTGATTGAGATCGTGAACCCGGTTGAATATGCGTCCTATGTTGAATTTGGGCATAGGACGGCAGATCATGAAGGATGGGTTCAAGGGCGGTTCATGCTTACGATTTCAGAGCAGGAGATTCAGGAGATCGCCCCTAAAGTGCTGGAAGCCAAAATCAAAAAGTATTTAGCGGGGTGCATGAAATGATAAATTCCATAATTGAATCAATCAGCATTACGCTTAATGCTGAATTTGGTGACAAGTACAAAATCCATAGGGAAGAAAAAAGACAGGGCTTGAAAGAGCCTTGTTTTTTTGTCCAATGTCTGAACCCCACGGAAGAACTGTTTTTCTGGAAGCGGTATTTCAGGCAGAACCAATTTTGTATTCAGTATTTCCCGGAGGATAAGCTGCACGGGAAGCAAGAATGTTATGCCGTTGGTGAACGGCTTTTTTCTTGTCTGGAATATCTGGATGTTGGCGGTGATCTGGTGATGGGTACAAAAAGGAAGTATGAAGTGGTTGACGGTATTCTTCACTTTTTCGTGAACTATGATCTGTTTGTTTACAAGGTGGGTGAATCCGTCCCGGTTATGGAAGAAGTTTCTTCTGAAACCCATGTGAAAGGATAGGTGATGAAATGGCAAGGAAAAGCAAAGCACCGGAAGCAGATCAGGCGGTCACTGGGAAAGTTGAAAATAAATTTTCAAAAGAACAGTTGATTGCTTCAAGCCGCTTCCGGGATAGAAGGGATATTCTGGAAGCCCTTCTTGTAACTGGGGAACTGTACACGGTGAAAGCCGTGGAAGAAAAAATTGAAAGCTATATGAAAGGTAAGGTGAAATAAGAATGGCTTTAGGTGGTGGTACTTTTTTAGTACAGAATAAGAAATTGCCGGGTGCTTATATCAATTTCGTTTCCAAAGCTGCCGCAACCGCAACCCTTTCCGAACGGGGGATCGCAACAATGCCCCTTGAATTGGACTGGGGCAAGGAAGGGGAAATCTTTGAAGTGACGAACGGGGATTTCCAGAAGAACAGCATGGAGATTTTCGGGTATGAGTACACCAGCGACAAGCTGAAAGGGCTTCGGGATTTGTTCCTGAACACGCAGACTTTCTATGCCTACCGCCTTAACGGTGGCGGCACGAAAGCAAGTAACAGCCTTGCGGAAGCCCTATATTCCGGTGTGCGTGGGAACGATCTGAAAATTGCGGTTCAGGTGAACGCTGATGATGAAACCCTCTTTGATGTGAAAACCATTTTAGGGACGGATGTGGTTGATGAACAGACCGTTGCGAAAGCTGACGATCTGGCAGACAACAAGTTCCTGAAATGGAAATCCGGGATCGCTCTGGAAGCAGCGGCGGCAATCCCCATGACCGGGGGAGGGAACGGGGAAGTAAGCGGGAAGGATCATCAGGACTATCTTGACAAGGCTGAATCCTTCGCTTTCAACACTATGGGGGCGGCGGTGACGGACGACACCACAAAATCACTGTATGCCGCATACAACAAGCGGTTGCGTGATGAAATGGGTGTGAAGTTCCAGCTTGTCCTTTACGACTATGCAAAGGCTGACTTCATGGGTGTTATCAGCGTGAACAATAAAGTTCTGGATGAAGGATGCAGTGAAGCAAGCCTTGTGTACTGGGTGACGGGTGCTTCCGCTGGCTGTGCTGTCAACAAGAGCAACCAGAACAAGAAGTATGACGGTGATTTCACCGTTGACACCCCCTACACGCAGAACCAGCTTAAAGCGGCTATCGAGGCGGGCAAGTTCACTTTCCACCTTGTGGGAACGGATGTCCGTGTGTTGGAAGATATTAACACTATGGTCACGACTTCCGACACAATGGGGGATATTTTCAAGGACAATCAGACGATCCGGGTGATCGACCAGATCGGTAACGATATTGCGGTACTTTTCAATACAAAGTATCTGGGTGTTGTCCCGAATGATGCAGCGGGAAGGATTTCCCTTTGGTCTGATATTGTCAAGCACCATGAGCAGCTTCAGGAGATCAGGGCGATTGAAAATTTCTCTGACGCTGATGTGAAGGTGGATCAGGGCGACACAAAAAAATCTGTTGTCGTGACTGACCTTGTAACCGTTGTGAACGCTATGGGCAAGCTGTACATGACCGTCACGGTGGCATAAGGAAGGGGTGAAAGAGAATGAACGGTAATGTAGTTATGAAAGCCAAAGACACGGTATTTGCGGCTTTGGCAGAGTGCTTCATCACGATTGGGACACGCCGCTATAATTTCATGCAGGCTATCAATCTGGAAGCAAAGTTTGAGAAGAACAAAACGGAAGTCCCCATTCTGGGAAAGACCGGGAAAGGAAACAAGGCTTCCGGGTGGAAGGGTACGGGTTCGGCAACCTTCCATTACAACACTTCCATCTTCCGGCAGATGATGATCCAGTACAAGGACACCGGGGAAGATATTTATTTTGAAATCCAGATTTCCAACGAGGATAAGACTTCCGCAGCGGGGCGGCAGACCATGATCCTGATGGACTGCAACATTGACGGTGGTATTCTGGCAAAGTTTGACGCTGACGGGGAATATCTGGATGAAGATATGGACTTCACCTTTGAAGATTTCAAGATGCCGGAAGCCTTCAAGGACTTGGAAGGTTTTCTCACCAATTAAGCAGCCTTAAACCCCTTATGTGGCTTTCATATAAGCCCATATGAGGGGTTTTTCAATGTCAGTGATAAAATATAAAGGAGAATGTAAAAATGTCTAAATTCAGCAAATTTATGAAGTCTAACAAGATCGAGAAGAAGAACGAGTTCTATGCGCCGACAAAATCCCTCTGTGATGAAAACGGGAAGCCCCTTGAATGGGAGTTTAGGCACATCACTTCAAGGGAGAATGAGGGGTTGCGGGACGATTGCACCATTGATGTTCCAGTGACCGGGAAGCCTAATTTGTTCCGTCCGAAAACGCAGTCCAGCAAGTATATAAGGAAAATGATTGCGGCTTCCGTTGTTATGCCTGATCTGTATGATAAGGAATTGCAGGATTCCTATGGTGTGACAACCCCGGATGAACTTCTGCTTGCTATGGTTGACGATCCCGGCGAATATAACGATCTGGCTGTTTTCGTTCAGAAGTTTCAGGGCTTCAACGTATCATTTGATGAAAAGGTGGAAGAAGCAAAAAACTAATAGAAGAAGGGGATTGGGAAGCGAATTTTGCTTACTTTGCCCTTCTGAAATTACACATTTTGCCTTCCGTCTTTCTTGCGCTTGATGAACCGGAAAAAGCCTTTGTTGTGGCTGCAATCAAAGTGAAGATGGAGAACGACAAAGAAAAAGAAAAGGAAATGAAGCGCAAGGCGAAAAAAGGAAAGAAAGGGCGGTGATGGAATGGGGACTATAAGATCATCTATTGAATTGCAGGATAATTTTACCAGCATTTTGTATCAGGTGATTGATTCTGTAAATTTGGGGCTTTCCGCTATGGAAGATTTGCACCAGACTATGAACTCCCCCGTTGATACGGCTTCCATTGAAGCGGCAAGAGAATCCATAAACCGGGCAACTATCGCCGTTCAGGAATTGGATGCGGCAATTCAGGGTACGGGTTCGCCGGAGATTGACGCGCCCCCTTCCCCGCCCCCGGTTGGTATTCCGGTAAATCCAGTACCACCAAACCCAATCATAGACCAGCCGCCGCCCGTTGATGTACCCATTCAATGGCAGTCCGGCAGCTTGGAAGTATTTACTGGAAGCGGAATGGAACGATTCCAGCAGGAAGTTCAAAGCACAAATGCCATGCTTGAACAGTTAAGCACGACACAAGATGCTATTGCAAGGCAGGCATACAACACGAATATCTTCCCACCGGAAGCATTTCAGGATTTGAACAGCCTTGCCGTAAGGATTGACAATGTAAGAAATAGGATTCAGACAATCGAAAACAACCCCCTGAACATGGGGACGGATGCGGCGAACGCAGAACTGGAAATGTTGCGTGGACAACTGAATCAGGCAATCCGGGAGCAGCAGAACCTTAACCGGGCTATGGATGATATGGATGTGCAGGCGGCAAATGATGCTTATTTGAGGTTGCAGCAGATCATAGGCGATACAGAAAGGCACATCCGGGATAACGTGGATGAACAAGGGCGGCTGAATCGTGAGATTGAGCAAGGGACGCATGAAGCAAATGAACTGATGCAAATGATCGGCGGGATTGTTGCCGCCTATGCAACGGTTCAAACACTTTCAAATGCGTTGAACTTGTCGGATACCCTTGCTTCTACAACCGCCCGCCTGAATATGATGAATGACGGTTTGCAGACAACGCAGGAATTACAGAATATGATTTATCTTTCCGCAGAACGATCAAGGGGAGCATATCAGGCAACGGCTGACGCAGTTTCAAAACTGGGGCTTATGGCGGGTGATGCTTTTGACAGTTCAGCGGAAATTATTGCGTTCATGGAGCAAGTCAACAAACAGTTCAGAATTGCCGGGACAGAAGCGGCGGGAATTGATGCGGCTATGCTTCAATTAACGCAGGCTATGGGTTCGGGGGTTTTAAGGGGCGAGGAATACAATAGTATTCTGGAGCAAGCCCCTAATATCATTCAGACGATTGCTGACTATCTGGAAGTACCGAAAGGGCAACTTAAAGATATGGCAGCGGAAGGAAAAATCACCGCTGACATTGTAAAAGCCGCTATGTTTGCAGCGGCTGATGAAACGAATGAAAAGTTTGAAAGTATGCCCATGACCTTTGAACAGATTTGGACTTCCTTTGAAAATACGTCCATGATGGCATTACAACCGCTTTTAGAGCAATTAAACGATATTGCGAACAATGACGCTTTCAAGCAGCTTGTCACCCATGCCACGGATGCTATTTCCATGCTTGTAGCATTTTCAGAACCAATTATTGAACGGATTGCGAACACACAAGCATTGTGGGATTTTGCAAACGGGGCGATTGATGCCTTGTCCCTTGTGGGTGTTGCGGCATTGGAAATCTTTGATCTGCTTGTGGCAGGGGCGCAGCTTTTGGCTGATAATTGGTCTTGGCTATCCCCTATCATTTATGGGGTTGCTGGTGCTTTGGCGGTATATTATGGCTGGCTTTTACTTACAAAAGGGGCAGAATTAGCGAGTGCAGCCGCTAAAGGGATTATGGCGGTATGGGAAGGTATTCATGCAGCGGCTATTTGGGCTACAACCGGGGCGACATGGGCAGAGATTGCGGCGCAGAACGGACTTAATGCCGCTATGTACGCTTGCCCTATCGTCTGGATAATCGTTTTGATTATCGCCCTGATTGCTTTGTTTTATGCGGCGGTGGCGGCGGTGAATAAGTTTGCCGGGACTTCCGTTTCTGCAACGGGTATTATTTGCGGGGTGTTCATGGTGGCGGCGGCATTTATCGGAAATCTGTTTGTTACCCTGATTAACTTTGTGATTGATATTTTCGTGGTGCTTTGGAATTTTATAGCCGCTTTTGCAAATTTTTTCGGGAACGTGTTCAATGATCCGGTGGGTGCGATTGCCCGGTTATTTTTCGATCTGGTTGACTGTATTCTTGCGCTGTTGGAATCTCTAGCTTCCGCTATTGATACAATTTTCGGTTCAAACCTTGCCGGGGCAGTTGCCGGATGGCGGGATTCCCTTGGCGGCTGGGTTGATGAAACCTTCGGGCAGGGCGAGGAAATCATGTCAAAAATTGACGCTTCCAGCTTGCACTTGGAACGGTTTGAGTATGGGGCAGCGTGGGACGCTGGGTATTCCTTCGGGGAAGGGATTGATGATAGCATAGCGAACTTTGACCCTTCTTCCCTCTTTGGGACTACTGACATTCCTTCTGCTGATGATTATGCGGGTGCATTGACAGCGGGGGGAATTGGAAGCGGTGTTGATGATATTGCGGGGAATACCGGGGCTATGGCTGACGCTATGGACATAACCGGGGAAGAATTGAAATACCTTCGGGATATTGCGGAGCAGGAAGCAATCAACCGCTTTACAACCGCAGAGATAAGCATTGAACAGACGAACCACAACACCATTAAGAACGGTATGGATTTGGATGGTATCATGTCCGGCATGACCGATATGGTGAATGAAGCGATTGACATTTCAACGGAAGGGGTGCATGACTGATGGGAAAAAGCGGATATGATTTCTACTTGAAAAAGTGCTTGTTACCAATAGCACCCCCAAAGCTTTCAGTAAAAATAAACAATGCAAATGAAACCGTCACCCTGATAAACGAGGGGGAAATAAACATTCTGAAAAAGGCAGAACTTACGGATATTGAATTTGAGTGCAGAATACCACAAGAAAAATATCCCTTTGCCGTTTACAAGTCAGGGTTCAAAGGTGCTGATTATTTTCTGGACTATTTTGAAAGCCTGAAAACGAGTAAGAAGCCCTTCCAGTTCATTGTATGCAGGAAACGACCGACCGGGAAAAGACTTTTCGACACCAATATCAAGGTATCTATGGAAGATTACAAAATTACAGAGGATGCAAAGAACGGGTTCGATATTCTGGTAAAAATAAAACTGAAACAATGGCGGGATTATGGGACAAAGACGGTGAACATTTCATTCAACATGGAGAAGCCAAAAGCAAGCGTTGAGCCGCAGCGGGAAGCAACCACTTCCCCCGCCCCGGCAGCAGCGCAGACTTACACGGTAGTAAAGGGGGATTGCCTTTGGAATATTGCTAAAAAATTCTATGGGAACGGCAGCAAGTACACGGTGATCTATAACGCAAACAGAAGCGTGATCGGGGGAAACCCTAATTTGATTTATCCGGGGCAAGTGCTGACGATCCCGGCAGCTTAGAAAGGGGGTGTGTTCAAATGAGCGTTGAACTATTGATTGGGAATGAACTTGGGACAAAAGCCTATCTTCCGGCAGTAAAGGAAGGGATTGAATGGACAACGGAACGGAAGAACACACCCGGAAAGTTGTCCTTTGAAGTGCTGAAAGATGATGCGCTTGACTTTTCGGAAGGTAGTGCGGTAAGGATGAAGGAAAACGGTGATGAAGTGTTCTTTGGCTTTGTATTCAAGCAGCAGAGGGCAAAGGAACAGATCATCACCGTCACCGCCTACGACCAATTAAGGTATCTGAAAAATAAAGATACCATAGTGTATGAAAATAAGACGGCAGACCAATTCTTACGGATGATCGCCGCTGACTATGCCCTGAATGTTGGTGTTCTGGAAAATACGAATTATATCATTGAATCAAGGGTTGAAGAAAACACTTCCCTTTTTGAAATGGTTCAAAATTCCCTTGACCTGACCTTGCAGAATACCGGGGAAATGTTCGTGCTTTATGACGATTTCGGAAAGTTGACACTGAAACACCTATCTTCTATGGCGGTAGGAAAACCGGGGGCTTATTTCATGGTGGATGAAGAAACTTGTGAAACCTTCGATTACACTTCATCCATTGATGATAACACCTATAACAAAATCAAGCTGACCTATGACAATGAAGATACCGGGTTCAGGGAAGTATATATTGCGCAGGATTCAGGCAATATCAACAAGTGGGGCATTTTACAGTATTTCGACACCCTGAAAAAAGGGGAAAACGGTCAAGCGAAAGTTGATGCACTTTTGAAGCTGTACAACAAGAAAACCCGCAACCTGAAACTTACTAATGTCTTAGGTGATAACCGGGTGCGGGCTGGAAGCATGATTGTTGTGAACCTTGATTTGGGTGATATGAAATTAAGAAATTTCATGCTGGTGGAAAGCTGCAAGCACACATACAAAGAAAGTGAACACTGGATGGATTTGACGCTTAGAGGGGGTGAATTTGTTGGCTGATGCGAATGGATTAGTGGAAGCTATGAAAAGGGCGGCACGGGATGAACGGGAATCTTCAAAACCCGTCAATGTGTATTTCGGGGAAGTCGTTTCAAAGTCACCCCTGAAAATTAACGTGGAACAGAAAATGATTCTTGGTGAATCGCAGCTTATCCTTACAAGGAATGTTACTGACTATATGACAACCGTAACCGTCCAATGGAACACGGAAATAGGGGTTCTTTCCTCTGACGGGAAAACAACCGCCCCGCCGCCCCACCTTCACGGCATTGTAGGGACAAAAAATTTCCTGATGCACAATGCCCTTGAAGTAGGTGATGAAGTGATACTTATAAGGCAGCAGGAAGGTCAAAAGTTCATTGTAATTGATCGAATAGGGGGCAAGTGATGATTCCTTCAACAGTTGGTTTTTTGGATAAAGATTTTGAGATTGAGGAACAGCCGAGTTTCACATATAAGATGCAGACGGACACAAACCTTGTCCGTGGGTATACTGATAATCTGGAAGCAATCAAGCAGGCTATTTTCAAAATCATAATGACGGAACGCTATCAGTATATCATGTATAGCTGGAATTACGGGATTGAACTTCTTGACCTTTTCGGTGAGCCGGTAACTTATGTATGCCCGGAATTAAAGCGGCGCATTTCGGAAGCGTTGCTTTGGGATAATCGGATTCGGAGTGTTGACAATTTTGAATTTGATTTCCCGCAAAAAGGGGTTGTCCATGTGGCATTTACAGCGCATACCATTTTCGGGGATGTGCAAGCGGAAAGAGAGGTGAATTTTTAATGTATGAGAACACAACTTATGAAGTAATCCTTCAAAGAATGCTTGACCGTGTTCCTGATAAATTTGACAAGCGGGAAGGTTCGGTTATCTGGGACACCCATTCACCCACCGCTATTGAATTACAAATTTTGTATCTTGAACTTGATGTGATTTTGAAAGAAGCCTATGGGGATTCGGCTTCAAGGGAGTTCCTGATCTTGCGCTGCAAGGAAAGGGGCATATATCCCCATGAAGCTACAAAGGCGGTATTGAAAGGGGTGTTTGTTCCGTCCAATATTGATGTGACCGGGCAGCGGTTCAATATCGGTGATATAAACTATATCGTGACCGGGAAAATTGCAGATGGAGAATACCGGGTTGAATGTGAAACAGCCGGGAAAATCGGAAATCAGTTTTTCGGTTCAATGATACCCATAGAATATATAAAAGGGCTGCAAACCGCTGAACTGACTGAAATCCTGATCCCCGGAGAGGATGAAGAAGAAACGGAAGATTTGCGGCAGCGTTATTTTGCTTCCTTTGATGAAAATGCCTTTGGTGGAAACCGGGCTGATTATCTGGAAAAGACCAATGCTATTCCGGGAGTTGGGAGAACAAAGGTGACAAGGGTATGGAACGCAGACATTTCCCCGGCTGACATGATACCGAAAGAAAGTGTTGAAACGTGGTACAACGGTATTAAGGGGACGCTTACCGGGGAAGTCCGGTACTGGCTTGATTCCGTGTTCCATGCTGCAAAGGAAAAGAAGCTGACAACCGGGGGGACGGTGCTTTTGACAATCATCAATTCAGAGTTCGGGGTTGCTTCGGATGCCCTGATCCAAACCGTTCAGACAACCATTGACCCGGAAGTGAACGCTGGGGACGGGTACGGGCTTGCCCCTATCGGTCATGTGGTGAAGGTGGAAAGTGCGAAAGCAATAGCAATTTCCATCAAAGCCACACTTACCTTTGAGCCGGGATATGGATGGGGGAATTTGCAAACTTCGATTGAAGAAGCTATTTCCGCTTACCTTCTGGAACTTAGGAAGGAATGGGCGGATTCTTCCTACCTGATTGTGAGGATCAGTCAGATTGATACCCGTATCCTGAATGTTCCGGGGATCGTTGATGTTCAAAATACTTCAATCAACGGTTCAAGGAATAACCTGAACTTGGGTAAATATGAAATCCCGGTGCTTGGGGGTGTAAGCGGATGATTAGAGAAGTTGACCTTGTTTCATACCTTCCCCCATTCATAGCGGAATATAAAGAAACCAATTTGACCTTGACGGCAGAAAACCCGGAATTTGTTCTTGTCTGGAAAGCTGCTGACCGGACTTTAAAAAATGAGTTCATAGAAACAGCGGATGAATATGGGATTTCGAGGTTTGAAAAAATCTTGCATATTCTCCCATCCCGTGATGATACGCTGGAAAGCAGAAGGTCAAGGGTTCAATCCAGATGGTTCACAAGCCTACCCTATACATGGCGAATGTTGATTCAGAAATTGATTGCTTTGTGTGGTGAAAATGATTTCACTATCACAAAGCAATTTGATTTTTACCGGATTGATCTGAATGTTCATCTTGAATTGTTCGGGCAAGTGGAAGAACTGGAACAGATCATTGAAACAATGCTTCCTTGCAATATGGTGATGGATGCAAAGAACAGCATACCCATGAAAGCGGAAGGTGTTGCGCTGGCAATCGGCGGGGTGTGCTTTGTCAATTCCTACCTGATAACAAATGACTGGCAGGAAAAGAAAACCATTGAAGGGAACATTCTGATCGGCAGCGGTGTTTCTGAATCTGACAAGTGGATGATAACCAATGACGAAAAGCGGAAGGACACGATTTCAGGAAGTGCAGATTTTGGCGGCGGGCTTTCCTATGCAGCCGCTTATTTTATTACCAATGACAGCCGGGAAAATGTGGTTGTGAGTGGTTCGGCGGTTCACGGAGCAGCCGCCGTGAATACCGTGAGTGTTGTTATAACGGAAGATTTCAATGAACGGTTTGACATATCCGGTGATGGTTCGGTTGCTTCTGGGATTGTCACGGCTGAACACATTGAAATAAATTGAAAAAATGAAAGGATGAAAAGAAAATGGCAGAATTTTCAAAGTTGGTTATCACCAACAAAGGGCAGGCACTGATCGCAAAGATGATCGCTGGGGAAGGAAGCATTGAGTTCACCAAAGTAGCGGCTTCCAGCAAAGAGTATGAAGAAAGCAAGTTGCAGGACATTGATTCCCTTGCGGAAGTCCGGCAGACCACGCTTATTTCAAAGATCACCCGGACAAACAAGGTTGCTATCGAGGTTCAGACGGCACTTAGCAACACGGACTTAACAGCAGGGTATTATATCCGCACTTTGGGCTTATATGCCCTTGATCCTGACGAGGGTGAAGTTTTATATGCCGTTACAAAAGAAACCTCTGGAAACGCTTATATGCCGCCCTACAACGGCATTACAGTCACCGGGGCTTATATCACTATCATTACCACCGTTGGGAACGCTGAAAACGTATCTCTGGAAGTGAACCCTGGAGCAGTCGCCACAATCGGGGATATTCAGGATTTGGAAAAGCAGATCGCAGATTTGCAGGCTTTCGTTGGCTTCACCGATAATGAAATCTATGGTGTGGAAGTGGATTTCAGAAACAACAAGTTCACCCGCCTTGCGGGAGCAGCCGGGAAAACACCGGGGGCAAGTTTTGATTCGATTCACTGTTTCGGTGGACGGCGGCGGTGCAACCTGACCAATGACGGGAAAGTGGTTGCCTACTATGGGGACGGTAACTTCTCCACCACTGGCAAGCTGACAAAGGCGGTCACGATTGCGGAAGGTCAGTATGCCGGGACTTATGCAGCCGGGACACCCGTTCAGGTGATGGTTGAACAGCCTAAATTTTATTACAAGGTTGTCCCGCTGGTTACTGACATTGTAACAGAGGGAGAGAACCACGGACACCACATCAGGAAAGCAAGGTACTATGTGAGTGAAGAACCCCGGACGGGCTTCAAGATTCATCCGGCTTTCGTTGAAAGCGGAAGAATCAATGATTTCATTTACCTTGCGGCTTTTGAAGGTTCTCTTTATGATGCTTCTGCCGGGGTTTATATTCTGGATGATGCACAAGTGGCAGATTTCGCCGCTGATATGCTTTCCAGTATCGCAAATGTAAAGCCCATGTCCGGGCTGACGCAGAACCTTACAAGGGCGAACACCCGGAAGATTTCGCAGAAAAGGGGATCGGGCTGGGAACAGTCCTATGCTGCAACGGTGGCAGCTTCGCAGATGCTTATGTTGATTGAATATGCCGCTTTCAATATGCAGTCCGCTATTGGAATGGGTGCGGTAAGCAAGACGGATGACGGCGCAAGTTCCATGACGGAGATCACCGGGGCAACCGTGAATCTGGGTAACGCTTCCGGGGCAGTAACCAATTCTAACGGGGTGCAGATTATTTCTTACCGTGGAGAAGAAAACTTCTGGGGGAATATCTGGACTTGGGTTGACGGCATGAACGAAAACAACCCTTCCACATGGAACAATAAACCTGAAAATAACGGACAGCACGGAAAACTTTATGTTGCGGATCATGGATTTGCTGACGATACCGCAGCAAGTCCTTATGTTGATACCGGGATTTATCCTTGTTATGGCGGCGGTTATGTTTCCGCTTTTGGATATTCGGAAGCCTTTGACTGGCTTTTCATTCCAACGGAAAAGGCTGGCAATTCTGCCCTTCCGGTTGGTGATTATTTTTGGAATCAGTATGCCGGATGGAAGGTTGCTAGCTTGGGTGCTAGGTGGAATGACGGTGCTCATGCGGGTGCTTTCTGTTGGAGTCTGTATGATGCTTCCTCTAGTCGTAGTCGGTATATCGGCGGGCGGTTGGTGTATGTACCCACCAAAAAGGCGGCATAAGGTTCAATGAAATTTTGAAATTTTCAATATAGGTAGTTCAGGGAGTATTGTTGTTTTAGACCGATTCACGGGGACAATGCAAATAGAAGCCACAAAAAAGGTTACTAAATTAGGTGCTAAATGGAATAACAGTGCTAATGCAGGTACTTTCTATTGGAATCTGAATAATGCTTCCTCTAATCGTAATCGGAATATCAGCAGGCAGTTAGTAAATGCACAAGCCCCGCCTGATGGCAACGGGCGGGGCTGAAATGAAATTCTGTATTCCTGAAAGACCGTGCCACAAGGCAAAACAGACAGCCCCGGAAGGATAAACCGGAAGGGGAAGTTAAAAAGAAGGCGGGCGGTATTAGTAGGTTTTGAAAAGTTTATTTCAATTCTTGAACATTCTGCTTGTAGTGCATACAAAAGGAATATCCAAACATGAAGCGATTCGGAAATCTATATTCAAAGATTTATGATATAGATAACCTACGAAAAGCGCACCAGAACGCAAAGAAAGGAAAAGGTTGGTATGAAGAAGTAAAACGAGTTGACGCAGATTCAGAAGCCTATTTGAAAACGCTTCAGGAAATGCTTGTAAACCATACTTACAAAACTTCTGCTTACGAAAAATTCATCAAACGGGAAAACGGAAAAGAAAGGGAAATTTTCAAATTGCCCTACTTCCCGGATCGTATATGTCAATGGGCGATTTTGCAAGTGATTGAACCGTACTTGTTGCGGAACATGATTCCAAACACCTATTCAGCAATACCGGAAAGAGGGATTCACAAGGCTTTACATGATGTTCAGAAGGCTATGTGGACGGATGTTCCAAACTGTCAATATTGTTTGAAACTGGATGTTCGGAAATACTACCCGTCCATAAACCATGACATTCTGAAAGCAAAGTTCAGGCGGCTTTTCAAAGATGATGAATTGCTTTGGTTATTGGATGAAATCATAGACAGTATTTCAACCGCAAACATTGAAAATATGCGGGATATATGGTTGCTGGATGAAGATTTTGATTCAGAAACCGGGATTCCGATTGGAAATTACCTATCGCAGTATTGCGGCAATTTCTATTTATCTTCCTTCGATCACTGGATCAAGGAAGAAAAGCGGGTGAAACACTATTTCCGTTACATGGATGATATTATTATTTTCGGTAGCAGCAAAGAAGAACTTCACCAGTTGAGAAAAGACATAGCTGAATATTTCAGGATGGAATTGAAGGTTATGGTAAAAGGGAATTGGCAAGTGTTCCCGTCCTATGTGCGTGGTGTTGATTTTGTGGGCTATCGAACTTTCTTGAACTACACACTGTTAAGAAAAACCAGTTGCATAAAGTTCAAGGACAAAATGGTGGAGATCGGGGAGAAGGTGGAACGTGGTCAGATGATGAACTATTCTGAATGGTGTTCAATCAATTCATACAAGGGATGGTTGAAGCATTGTGACAGTTACCGCTTGCAAAAGAAATACCTTGCCCCTATCTTGCCGGATGCAGACAGATACTATTATTTTGTTGTGAAAAAGAAAGGCGGTAAAGGAAATGACGGACTATGGAAAAGTAAGAAGTTGTGTCAAGCCTGAATCGGTGGTGATTGATGATTTCAGTGTTTGGCAGCATACCGACATTCAGAAAGTTTCTGAAAATGTCGGTAAGGAAAATGAATTTGTCGGCTATGAGTTCAACATGGTTCAGTACAGCAAGGACGAGTTCATTTTGAAGCAGGCAGCCCACAATGCAGAGTTGGGCGAACTTGTAAATACAATTTTGGGGGTGACAAATAATGAATAAAATTTTCCTTGCACAGCAAATGAACCGCTTTGTTCAAATGTCGGTTCAATCGGCAAACCTGACGGATGAAAAAGCGATGGAAGTTGCTGATCTTTATCCTGAATGGGCGGTAATGAAAGTCTACCAGGAAAATGAGATTGTGAAGTATGGTGTGAACGCTGACGGGGAAACGCAGCTTTACAAGGTTATTCAGGCGCACACTTCACAAGCGGACTGGACACCGGACACGGCTACTTCCCTTTATAAGAAAATCGGCTTTACAGATGAAGGGGTTTCTATTTGGACGCAGCCTCTTGGTGCAACAGATGCCTATATGAAGGATGATGTTGTTTCCTTTGAAAATCAGCTTTGGAAATCCACCGTTGATAACAATGTGTGGCAACCGGGTGTGTACGGTTGGGAAGTAGAAGCCTAACAAACTATCAATGATAGGTTAAAAACCCTTATATAAGGCTTATATAAAGCCCTGTATAGGGGTTTTTGCTTATAAATCCATAACAGAAAGAGAGGTAAAAAGAATGAAGGTCAAAATTTTATCGTTGCTTGGATGTGTCGGGAGTGTGATCGCTTCCCTTTTCGGTGGGTGGGATGCCGCCCTTGTTACTCTGGTTATTTTCATGGGCATTGATTATGTGACCGGGCTGATCGTTGCTGGGGTTTTCCATACCAGCGAAAAGACGCAGAACGGGACGCTGGAAAGCCGTGCCGGGTGGAAAGGTCTTTGCCGGAAAGGTGTTACCTTGCTAGTGGTTCTGGTAGCTTGCCGCCTTGATCTGATGATGGGTTCTAATTTCATCAGGGATGCCGTTGTGATTGCTTTTGTTGCGAATGAAACAATCTCCATCATTGAAAACGCTGGGCTGATGGGGATTCCTATTCCGGCAGTTGTCGTAAAGGCTATTGAAGTGCTGAAAAAGAAAGCAGAAAGCGAGGAAGGATAAATGAGCAATTCACCGTTGATTTCATACACCAGAATTTCCCCGTTCAGGAACAGCCCCCGCAACCATAAGATTGACACGATCACAATTCACTGTTATGTCGGTCAGGCTTCGGTTGAATCGGCTGGCGCATGGTTTCAGAAGTCAAATTCATCATGCAATTACATGATCGGGGCTGACGGAAGGATCGCCCTGATCGTGGATGAAGGGGATCGGTCTTGGTGTTCGTCCAGCAAGACGAATGACAACCGGGCGGTTACTATCGAATGTGCTTGTGATAAAGCCGCCCCCTATGCGGTAAACGGGAAAGTATGGGCTTCCCTGATTGCCCTTTGCGCCGATATTTGTAAGCGGAACGGTATCAGGGCTTTGCTTTGGAAGGGTGACAAGTCCCTGATCGGAAAGGTGGAACAGCAGAACATGACCGTTCACCGCTGGTTTAAGAATAAGGCTTGTCCGGGGGAATATCTGTATTCCAGACACGGGCAGATCGCCGCAGAAGTGAACAATCTGCTGAACAGCGGGGGAACGGCTGGACTTACCAGAATCACCGGGAAAGCGGCTGCAACGGTGGAACAGATGCGGGCTTATATCCGGGCGGTCAATCCTTCCGTCCCGCAGTCCGTCCTTGACATGATCCCGTTCTACATTTCAGAGGGTGAAACAGAAGGTATCAGGGGGGATGTGGCTTTTTCGCAGTCTTGCCTTGAAACCGGAAACTTTATTTTCAGCGGTTCGGCGGTAACGCTGGATCAGAATAATTTTTGCGGAATGGGTGTTACTTCCAACGGCATGAAGGGAAATTCCTTTGATTCCCCGCAGCTTGGGATCAGGGCGCAGATTCAGCACTTGAAAGCCTATGCAAATTCCGATCCGCTGGTGAACGGCTGCATTGATCCCCGCTTCAAATATGTTTCCCGTGGTTCGGCTGAATTTGTGGAGTGGCTGGGGATTCAAGAGAACCCGCACGGCAAAGGCTGGGCGGCTGGTGCAAAGTACGGTGAAAAAATCCTGAACATTCTGGGTAAGATCACCGGGACGGCAGCAAAGTCGGAAGCCACGGCAAAATTCCCTTACAAAGTTCGGGTGAAAATCCCTGATCTGTATATCCGCAAAGGCGCAGGAACAAACTACCAGAAGGACGGCTTCACGGGCAAGGGAGTTTTTACCATTGTTGATGAAGCTGACGGGCAGATTAACAGCACCGGGAAGATTGGGAAGTGGGGACTTTTGAAGTCCGGGGAAAAGGGGCGCAACCGCTGGATTTGCCTTTCTTTGGGTGATTCCGTGACCGAAAAAGTGTGATACTAATTTGTTACTAATTAGGGCATATTTTGGAGGTTTTGCGCCGCCGTATATTTTGAACTTTCTTGAATTTATCGGTATTTCAAGGGGTTTGAAATATTGAAAATTTATGGTATAATATTTTACAATAAAGTGTGTAAGGGGGAACTGATATGGAAAGAATTTTAGAACAGCGTCAAATAGATAGGCTTTATCATTTTACACAAGCCGAAAATCTGTCAAATATTTTCAACTATGGTCTTTTACCAAGAGAAATTTTGGAGAATGAAGAAATACATAGTTGTTTTAATGATGATTATAGATTTGATAATTGTCTAAATGCTGTTTGTATGTCCATAGAATTTCCTAATTACAAAATGTTTTATAAGTTAAGACAAGATAATCCCGACATTGACTGGGCAGTATTACGATTAGACGCTCAAATTCTATGTGATTATCAATGTGCATTTTGTTGGACAAATGCAGGCGACTCCACTATGTATAATGTCCCTCCTAGGGAAAGAATGGGTACAAGAGCTTTTTTAGGATTATTTGAAGATCGTCCATTTTATCCTCAACGAGAAGAATTAAACATAAGTGACTGGTATCCTACCAACCCTCAAGCAGAAGTCCTTGTATTTGGAACAATCCCTATTGAATATATACAGAATGTATATTTTCAAAATAGGCAAATTTTTAATAGGTACAAAAATGATATTCCAGATTGCATTGACACATACGTAAATCCAACGGTTTTTAGTTATCGAAAAGATTGGGAATTTTGGAAGAATTAGGAGGCTATTATGGCAAACAGACCCGTATTTGTTATGTCGCTTGATAAGCGATACTGCATTAGAGAAAATGTAGAATTTGAATATTTTAGCGGCTTTTCTGATAAGCAACAAAAGAAAAGCATACAAAGTTTACACCAAGCATACTTAAAGAAACACAAAGATAAAAAAGTTTTAGAAATTTCAAGCAAATCAGAATATGAATTAGGCATAAGATTAAGTGCTTTTAATCTTATGATAAAAACAACGAGCGGAAAAGAATTTTCTGTCGAATCAGCGTTTCAAGCTAGTAAGGTATTTGAGAAAGGAGGTCCATATAAAGACTTATTAGATGTTACGTCAAGACAAGCAAAAAAAGATGAACGTCTGAAAAACAGCGGCAAGATTATTAAGTTTTTTATAAACGGCTTAACATTCAAAACAGAGCCAAAAACATACTTTTATAATTGGCTGTATATAAATACATTGCATTTATATGATGAATTAACAGAGCAACTCACAGATTATAATGCTTTTACAGATATTGCCTTTAATCCCCAAAAGTCAATAAATTGTCAAGCAGAAGCAGCCGCAATTTATGTATCACTACAAAAACAAGGATTACTGCAAGAAGCGTTAAAAAACAAAGACACATTTTTAGATATAGTATATCCGACATATAATGAAAATAAATCTGATGAAAACGAAAATGTACAATTAAGTTTATTTGATTAAATGTATTCATCTTCGATAGAGCGTTGTTTTACAATGCTCTATTTTTTATTGCCACGAAAGGAGGTTATAAATGGCATACGTCACAGTACCCAAAGACCTTACGAAAGTAAAAAGCAAGGTTGCGCTGAACCTTACCAAGCGGCAGCTTGTGTGTTTTGGCGCAGCGGCGGTTGTGGGCGATCCGATTTTCTTTCTCATTAAGGACAGCGTACCGCAGACCGCAGCGACCTTTATCATGGTGCTTGCCATGCTCCCGTTTTTCATGTTCGCCATGTACGAGAAGCACGGGCAGCCCCTTGAAACCATTTTAAGAAACATCATTACGGTGTTTTTCCTCACGCCAAAGGAACGACCGTACAGGACGG